CGAGCTATCAAATCCCCTTGCAGTCAATCCTTTGAAATACGGCAGTTCGGAGGTTGATCCTGATCCGGTTGTAGCACTTCTAAAGCTACGCAATGAGGTGTATGCCCTCAATCGAAACACCATTGAAGTGTTCGATAACGTCGGCGGTGAGTTCTTTCCGTTTCAGAGAATTGACGGAGCGCAGATTCAAAAGGGCGTGGTCGGCACCTTTGCCTGTTGCGTTTATACGGAGCAAATCGCGTTTCTAGGCAGTGGCCGCAATGAGGCACCCGGCATCTATATGGGTGCCAATGCCACGGCCAATAAGATCAGCACGCAAGAGATCGATGACATATTGCTGAATTATACCGAGGCGCAATTGGCAACGGTTAAGCTAGAGGCTCGAAACGATAAAGCGCATCAGCATCTCTACGTCCACCTTCCAGATCGCACCTTAGTCTTTGACGGGGCGGCTACCCAAGCCTTACAGCAACCGGTGTGGTTTGTTCTAACAAGCACCGTAGTGGGGTTCAGTCAGTATCGGGCACGCAACCTAGTCTGGGCTTATGACAAGTGGCTAGTCGGTGATCCGCAGTCTAGCAATGTTGGGTATCTAGTCGATACCATTAGCACACATTGGGGCCAGAAGGTGCGCTGGGAGTTCGGAACCCAGATTGTTTATAACGAGGGCAACGGCGCTTTGTTCCATGAGCTTGAGCTGGTTAGCTTAACGGGCCGGGTAGCATTAGGCGTCAACCCCCAGATTAGCACTAGCTACTCCCTTGACGGGCTATCATGGAGCCAAGACCGATACATAAACGTCGGGACAATCGGCACCACAAAGAAGCGCATCGTTTGGTTTCAACAGGGAAATATGCGCAACTGGAGGATTCAACGCTTTCGGGGCGATAGCGATTCACACATGTCATTCGCAAGGCTAGAAGCCCAGATTGAGGCGTTAGCGTTCTGATGGCTGGCCGTCTTAACCTTACGCGAGATCAACTTGCAAGCTTCCTGAAAGACCATGAGCAGATCAAGCAATTCGAGCTGCTGTTCACAACAGTTGATTCCACAACGCCAAATGAAATTGAAGTCACGACAATCCTTGCAGGCAATGCCGAACAAAAGGCGGTGCAGGCAATTGATATGGTCGAGGATCTAAGTCAGGAAACCTCAGTAGGTATCGCCTCGGCGGAGAACAAGGCCAATCAGGCGTTAGCACTTTTAGCGCAATTAGCAACGGCTGTTGATGGCTTGCAGATGGTGCCACCGCCCCGTGAGTTTAAACGGGCTAGGTTTGGGCAGTTCTTTGATACGACCACGCAAGTGGCTACAGTGATCAATACGGCCACGACGGTAACATTCAACACCACCGATATAAGCAATGGCATCTTTATTGGATCTCCCACGTCGCGCATCGTGGTCGATACCGAGGGCATTTATAACTTCCAAGTCTCTATGCAGTTTGATTCCACCGGCGGCTCTAATCACGATGTCTGGGTATGGTTCAGAAAGAACGGCACCGACATTCCTAACTCGGCAATGTATCTCAACATTCAAAACAATCAGTCGGAAGTTTTGCAGGCGTTCAATCTTTTGGTCAGCATGAAAGCTTTGGACTACCTCGAAGTAATGTGGGAAGTCGGAAACCTTAATGCGCAGATGGCAGCCTTTGCGGCGTCAGGCGTGCATCCGGCTATTCCATCAATTATACTAACCGCAACAAATAACGTTCAAGGAGTGCAGTAATGACCGTCACCGTGAAAACCCTCGTGCCTCCAAAGCAGATGGAAGCCACCCAGACCACGCAATACACCGCCACCGCTGCGAAGGCATTGATCGATAAGGCTACCGTGACCAACACGGACACAGTCAATCGAACCTTTAGCGTCAATCTCGTGCAGGTAGGCGGCAGCGCAGGCAATAGCAATCTAATCATCGATGATCGAACCGTAGTGCCAGGGGAGACTTATCTCTGCCCTGAGTTGGTCGGGCATGAACTAGACGCGGGTGCTTTCATCAGCACGATTGCCAGCAATGCCACCTCGCTCACGTTGCGGGTTTCTGGTCGCGAAATAACTTAAGGAGTTCGACATGGACTATGCCAAGATGCCAAAGATGATGATTGCGGGGTTCAAGGGCATTCCCATGGATGAGCCAATGCTTACCAACGCAGAGAACAAGAAGAACTATGTCATTGCGGTTCAGGATTGGAACTACGGCCCTGAGATGCCAACCAATGAACCGGGTGCGAACAAGGAGTTTTACGCAGGGCTGGCCGAGGCCATGCAGTGCGACGAGAAAGAGGCGCGGCATAAACATTGCTCTAACTGCGGCTATTACGACAACAGTCTGATGGCACAGGTGCGCATCGAGCGCATCCCGATGGCAGCCTATGACAAGGGCGCAGGCTTTCGTGGTCACTGTGAGAAACTCAACTTCATCTGTAACGACATGCGCGTCTGCCAAGCATGGGAAGATCGGGAAGAAGATGATGATTGACCAAATGGCAAATTTCGATAGAATGCACGGCGCTGAGCTTATCGGGCCGCCAGCAGCCTGTCCGACCAATGGGTGGCTGCGTATATGACTAGCGTCGATTGGCTCAAGGAAAACCTCCAAGGCTTCTTTGCTTTACCAGCATCCGCTGTCGATTGGCTAATGATGCTTTATGAAGCCATTCAGGTATTCGATGACGTGGCTGATGGAGATCCCGTCGATCGCGAGGATTTGAACTCAACCATTTGGAACACGCTAGTCGGCATGGGTCAGAATACGTTCTGGCAGGTCAATCAGCAGACCTTGGCACCTATCGTTGCATCCATGATTCTAAAGTGGCAGGGCTCTGATGAAGCAGAACGTGCCGGAAAGGCCGACGCTAAATCATTTGTTTGGCGGGCTGGTTATTACGATGTTGTGCTTATGGTCGTTGCTCTATCTCACGGCACCAAGGCTGCAACCGCACATGCTCAAGACGTCATGCGCCTCTATGGCGAAACGTTGGAAACCTACCTAGAGGAATTTAACAATGCCTGATCCATTTTCAGCCGCGATTGTGGGCGGGTCGTCACTTCTTGGCGGTCTTGTTCAAAGCAATTCGGCCAAGCAAGCTTCAAAGGCCCAAACCAAATCCGCACAGCAAGGCATTGAAGAGCAACGTCGCCAGCTTGAAGAATCAAGGCGTATTCTTAGCCCATATGTGACTGCTGGCACAGATGCAATTGGCAGTCTGAGGCCTTATTCTGAGGCTGGCGTGGGTGCATTAGAGCAGCAACAAATCTTGCTTGGTTTGCGTGGTCGTGAAGCCCAACAGGCAGCTATTCAAGCACTTGAACAAGGCGGTGGCTTTCAGGCACAAGTCCGTCAAGGCGAGGAGGCTTTGCTTCAACGTGCATCGGCAACGGGTGGCATTCGTGGTGGCAATATCCAAGCGGCCCTTGCCCAGTTTCGGCCACAAATGCTGCAACAGGCTATTGAAGATCAATACGGTCGCCTTGGTGGCTTAACGGCTTTGGGACAGACCACAACGCAAAACATCGCCCAACTTGGTCAAGCATCAGCGGCAGGTCAATCGGCTGCGGGGCTACAGACTGGCGCTAACATTGCTAATCTGTTTGGGCAACAAGGTGCAGCACGGGCTGGGGCGCGATTGGCTGAAGGTCAAGCAATTGGCAATGTCTTGAACCTTCCCGCTCAATTCCTTGGGATGCAATATGGCGCAGGCTCTGCTAGTCCCGGATTAGGCAGTATGTTTAGTGACCAACGCTTGAAACGAAACGTGGTTCGCCTTGGCACCCGATCCGATGGGCTAGGCGTTTACGGCTTTGATTATATCTGGGGCGGTGGCCGTCAGATCGGCTTGATGGCTCAAGAAGTTGCAATTCTCTACCCCGAAGCGGTTGGTGAATCTGGCGGTTTCATGACCGTAGATTATGGCAAGGTGTGAACATGCTACAGCCAATCAATTACAGCCTAAACGTCAAGACACCTTTTGAAGCTGCGGTGGAAGGCTACAAGGTCGGCCTTGCAGGTCAAGAGGCTTTGGCACAACGTCAAACCTTAGAGGCTCAACGTGCGAAAGCTCTTGCGGACGCGGAAAAGCTACGACAAGAGGCTCAGCGCGAAAAAGACGAAGCCGCAGCTGTGCAGTCCTTACTTGCTAAACCAAATGCAAATGCTGACGATTATCGGCGTGTTGCTGCCACGCTTTCTGCTGATAGACGCAAGATGCTTCAAGACAACTTTGATGCACTTTCAAAAGAAGAACAAGCATCACAGTTGCAATTCGGTGGCCAAGTCATGTCAGCGCTTGTCGGCAAGAAACCAGACGTGGCGCTAAACCTACTTACAACGCGCGCTGAAGCTGAAAGAAGATCAGGCCGTGAAGATAAAGCCAAGGCAACAGAATCAACGATTGAAATGATGAAGCTTAACCCTGACAACGCCATGCACATTTTAGGCATCAGCATGGCTGGTGTTCCGGGGTTTGATAAGGTTCTGGAAACTGCCATTGGAGCTGTCAAACCAGCGGAAGCCGACAAGCCAACCGCATTTCAGCAGGACTTTAGGTTTATCAAAGAAACCTTTGGCGATAAGGCTGCGGCTGAGTTTGCTCAATTTGGTCGAAGCGGGATTGTTAGCATTCCTTTGGGGGATGGCACTACTTATGTTGGACCTCCTGCAATGGCTCCCGGCGCTGCCACATGGCAACAACAAGCGCCATCGGGGCAAGCCATGGCACCTACTCAGGCTGCGCCCGCAGGACAGGAAGCAAAGCCTGTGACGCAACAGGGTATAGATTTTATTCTGAACAACGCCATGAAAACGCGGCGCATAGATCAGGCAACCGTCAACACGTTGAAACAAGCTTTTGGCACTGAGGGTCAAACGCAATTCAACAAGTGGCTGCTAGATAACAATGTGCGTGTCATTGTTCGTAGGGGCTATGACAAAGCAACAGGCAAGTCGGTAGTTGAGTTCTCAGACGGGAAAGTTGAATATGGAACCGATTGATCCAAAAAACATCGTCTGGGATCCGCCACCTGAACCAGTCGGCACGCCTCCAACTGGCTCCGCTACCGAGCCATTGCGCGGTGGTGTGATTATTCCTGCCAAGCCTGAAAAGCCGGAGAAAGCACCTGTAGCAACTCCGACGCGGGAAACCGAACGCTTCAGAACAATGACGCCTCAAGAAGTAGCGGCAACACCGGGGCTTGATCCGACCAAAACCTACCAAATCAATCAAGCCGGAAAGATTGAGCCGATTGCAGGTGCTGCGGCTGGTGCGGTTGCGCCTAAAACTGCTGCAACAAATCTTCTCTTAGCGGCAGGCGTTGATCCTGAAACAGGACTTGATCCAGTTGCAGAGCTTATCAAGGGTTCCACAAGTGGCGCCGTTAGAGCGTGGGTTGAAAAGAATTTAGGTGCGATTACTGGCGAAGCAACGCCAGGAATGGAAAACATCTCAAGGCTTAAGACCATCGTCAGCGACATGACGCTGCAACTTACGGGCGGCTCATTGGGTGCAGGCGTATCAAATGCCGACGTGACCTTCCTGAAGGAGCGTGTTGGTAACTTGGCTGATCCTACCGTTCCGGCAAATGAACGCTTGGCCGCTTGGAATGAAGTGAAGGCGCGCCTGCAACGGGTGACTGGTGCCGAGGCTGGGCAACCTGCAGGCGCTCCACCTCCAGCTGCTGGTGAGCAACCTCCGCCTGTTTATGCGCCTATTGAAGCAGGGCAACTTGTTCAGACCGAAACCGATTTAGCCGCCGAGCGTCAATTGCAAAGCGCATGGGATAGCGGCGCATCTGTTGATCAGATGGTTGCGCTAAATCAACAATTAGGTCGCGGCGCTTTTGAACCTGCGGCCATTCAGCAAATGCAAGGCGCTCGTGCTAAAGGTGGCCCAGTTAGGTTCTATGCAACGCCTACAGGACAGCCAACAGCCTTTGAGGAACAAGTCACAGGGGCAATGGCAACCCCTGTTGGTCAAGCTGCTGGTGGTGTAGCCCTTGGGGCGGCTAATGCGTTAACGCTAGGTATGGTCGATGAGCTTGCACCCGTGCTTGGTCTTAGTTCAGAGCAGGTGCAGGCCGCTAAGGATTATTATCGCCAACAAGCTGGGCCTGCAATGTTTGCGGGTGAAGTCGGTGGCGCTGTGCTTGGGGCTACACCGTTTGTGCGCGGCGCTCAGGCAGCTCTTGCAGGGACTAGAGCGGCAGGTGCTGCACCATTGATAGGTGAAGCAATCTATGGCGCTGGATATGGCGCAGGTGAGGCTCAAGAAGATCAAAGGCTCATGGGTGCAGTCATTGGTGGCGGTGCCGCAGGGCTTGGTGGTGCGCTCGCTAATCGTTTTCTTCCAGGCGGCCCCGGAACATTTACAGGTGTCACGCCTGAGCTTCCACCCGCTGGTCGTTTTGCAGGCCCAGCTTTGCCACCTTCGGAGATTGTAGCGGCAGGGCGTGAAGCAGGCGTGCCTGTTATGACTGGAGACATAAACCCTCCGCAAACATTCATGGGCCGTATGGGTCAGCAGGTCACCGAGATCGTTCCGTTCGGCACCGCTGGGATGCGTCGCACTCAACAAGAGGCACGAGAACGTGCGGTTGAGGATTTACTAGCCGAGACCAACGTCACGCTTGATCGCGATATTGCTAAAGACATTGTGCAAAACCTGCAAGAAAAGCGCAGTGCCGAGCTTACCAAGTGGACGGATATGAAGTCCAAGGTGATCGATCAATTTGCAACGGCAGGCGATGTAGCGGCTCCAAAGTCGCTTGATGCAATCGATAGTTTGATTGCTAGGCTTCAAGGCGAGAATCTCCCGCGTCAACTCGGTGGCTTAATCCAACAGCTCAACGATGTGAAAACAAGTCTATCTGGCCCCGGCAATCTTAATAAGATTGAAGCCAATCGCAAAACCTTGTTTGATCTTAAGGCTGATCCAAATCTTGCCAACATTCTGACAAAATCTGAAAAGGCGTTCCAACAGGTCTATAAAGCCCTCAACGATGATATGGGTGACTTTATTAAGGCCAATGGGGGTGAGAAAGACTTTACCCGCTGGAAGGTGGCTAACACCAAACTTGCTATGATGGCAGGGGAGCTTAAACAAGGAGGCTTAAAGCGGGCCTTAGATCAGGGCGAGTTTAACCCTCAGACCGTGACAGGCATGCTAACCAGCACAAACCCTCAAGAAGCAAAACTGCTCTATGACAATCTTAATTCTGCAGGACGTGCAAACGCTCGTTTGTTGCTGTTGCAGAGTGCGGCAAAGAAGGCGCTTGATCCTAACACAGGCGTGATCAATCCAAATACTTTTGCTCGTGAGGCTAATCGACTACGAAACAACTTCGGACAGTTCTTTAGCGGAGCAGAGGCCAAGCGCGTTAACGGTCTGGTTGCTGTTCTCAATGCCACACGGCGTGCGCAGGAATCCCAGTTTGCTCCACGCACCGGTGAACGCCTCGTTCCGTTTGCGACGGCTGGTAGCTTTGGTTGGCTCGGCACATTGCTAGGCTTTGATCCAATCACAGGCTTGGCTTCAAGTGCCGGGGTAGGTGCAGCCGCTCGTCTTTATGAGAGTGCGGCAACCCGTGATATGCTTATGCGGATCGGCAAGGCAAGCGGATCTGAAAAGGCCCGTCTGATCTCTGACTTTACGCAACGCATGGCAGGAGCAGCCGCACCTGTCGTGGCAGTAGGTGCCGCAAATC